GAAGAAGGTGGTCTGATAAAAAAGAAATGGATACAAGAGTGGGAGTATGAAGAACCTCCTACATGTGAGTTCATAATACAAACTTATGATACAGCCTTTTCTACCAGAACTACTGCTGACTATAGTGTTATCCAGACATGGGGTATTTTTTCTCTGTATGAACAAAATGAAATGGGTATAGAAGACTTTGCTCCTAACTTGATTCTCTTGGGAAATATTAGAGGTAGGTTTGAATACCCAGAGCTTAGACGAACAGCACAGATGCTCTACAGTAAACACAAACCAGATGTATGTATAATAGAAAAGAAAGCCAGTGGTCAATCCTTGATACAGGATATGAGACGTAGTGGATTACCAGTAAAGGATTATACACCTGACAGAGATAAAGTAGCCAGAGCCTATGCAGCATCTCCTATCATGGAAGCAGGTAGAGTATGGATACCCAAGAATAAAAAGTGGGCAGATGAATTAATAGAGGAACTCACCAGATTTCCACATGCTGCTCATGATGATCAGGTAGACGCCTTGGTAATGGCAATTCATTATTTAAAGGAATCCTGGCATGTCACACATCCTGACGATCCAGAGTGGGAAGATGAAAAAAGACACAAGAGGGTTGCATATTGGAAAGTTTAATGGTATAATAAAAGAGATGAATATTTTAGGAGAAGGTAATGTCAGCAGCTTTAACAAAACTTTTAACAACTTTAGCCACTCAAGGCATAAAGAAAGCTGCGCCTCAAGCAAGACGTTCTATACCTGTTCCTAAAAAAGAAGGACTAAGTTCTTTAAAAAATATTGATAAAGATTTACCAGAGTATAAAAAAGGATTATCTTCTGTAAAAATAGATGATAAATTATATGAAGATGTTTTAAAAAGAGAAGATGGTAAACCTGTTATTATATATAGAGGAAGTAAGATATATGAAGAAACTCCTAAAAAAGAGGTTAAAGATATATTAGCAGGTAAATCAAGAAAAGGGTATGCTACTTTCTTATCAGATAATCCACATATGTCACAAACTTATATGGGTAAAGATTTTGACACTGGTGAAAATACTGGAGTGCTTACACCTCATTTAATTAAACCTAAAAAAATAATTGAATATGACGAAAAAAAGAAATTTTTAAAAGATAGAGGTAATTTTGATAAATTTGAATTTGATAGACAAGCGCAGAAATTAGGAAAGGGAGAAGTTTTAGTAGTTAGAGATACAGTAGATACAGGTCCTACATATATTAAAAAACCAGGAATAGACCCAAAAGATGATCCTCGTTATTCCTCATATAGTTCTGATATATATGCTACTAGAGATTCAGATATTTTAGTTTCTCCTTTTCAAGAATCAATTTCAAAACCTTTAGGAATAGGTGTTGATGAAAAATTATTAGATGGTAAACTTTTAAAGAATTATAATGAACAAGACTTTAATATTTTAGAAAATTTAGTTAATCAGGGTAAAGCATCAGCAGGAACAAAAGCTGCAAATAAACTTATTAATGCTCCTATTGATCAAGGAAAAGAAGTAGGTATTCGTTTAAATTTAAACTCTAAAATTAATGATGCGCCTGAAAATGTTAAGCCTATGCTTCAAACAATACATAATAAAAATGCAAGAGGCTCGGCATTATCATATCAACCTTTTGCTACTGTTGTAAGAACAAAAGATAAAAAAGTACAATTTTATGTAAGTCCTAAAGGAAGAGAACAAATAGCTAAAGGAGAAAAATCAAAATTTCCAGCCATGTCTGTTAATGGTGCATATGAACCTAATTTAAAAATATTACCAACAGACGATGATATAGTAGAAATTGGATTTAATCCTAAAGCACATCATTTATTTATTGACTTAAAAACAGGTCAGGCAGTAAAAGAAGCAGATGCTGCAACAGTTATAGGTGATAGAGTTTATGCAAAGAATGTTACATATTTTAGAAAATCTAAATCACCTAAACCAGAAGCAGAAAGTCAGGTTAGATATAAGTATAAAAAGAAAGGTGGCTCTGTGATCCAACGTAATCCAAACCCTTATGAAGCAAAGGCAATATAATGTGTAAAAACTGTAAATGTAATCCATGTAAATGCAATGATAGCATTAACAATGTGGTCCTTTGAAGATGGTATTAATCATTCTTTAACACGACCTAATTATAAAGATTATTGTTGTAAGAAAAAAGAATGTAACTGTAATATCCCTAAGATGTGTAAAGGTAAATGGCGAAGATATCAAAAAGATATCTTAGAATATCTACATTTAAAATACAAGGATACCTATAAAAATGGCGATTGAACAAAACCCCTTTGAACAAATTAATCCTGCACAGGATAATGTTGTTCCTCTGCCTATGGTAGACGAGTCTAAAGCTACCTTTGAATTAGACGATGATGGTGGTGTCCTTGTAGATTTTACTGAAGAAGAAACTATTGAGATGGGCGCAGAAGAATCTGTAGGAGAATGGTTTCGTAACCTAAGAGATGATATAGATGAAGATGAGTTAAGCGACATAGGTAGAACCCTCTATGATAATTATGAGTCTGATAAAGACTCTCGTAGTGAATGGGAGTCTATGTTTGAAAGAGGCTTTGATCTTCTTGGACTCAAGATCGAAGAAGCATCTGAACCTTTTGAAGGAGCATGTACAGCAGTACACCCTCTCTTAATTGAATCAGCAGTTAAGTTTCAGTCTAAAGCATCACAAGAGTTGTTTCCCCCTAATGGTCCTGTCAAGGCACAAGTACTGGGTAAGCACACCTTAGAAAAAGAAAACCAAGCAATGAGAGTTCAGAACTTCATGAACTATCAGCTTACAGAACAGATGCCAGAATACTTTGATGAATTTGAAAGAATGCTTTTTCATCTCCCCCTGATAGGTTCTTCGTTTAAGAAGATTTATTATGATGCTTCTTTTAAACGTCCTGTCTCAGAGTTTATTCCTATTGATCAGTTTTATGTTTCCTATAACGCATCTAATCTTAGGAATGCTGATAGGTATACACATGTTATTTATAAAAGTCCTGTTGATCTACACAGAGAGATTAAAGCAGAGATGTATGCAGACATTGATCTTCCTGAAGCAGGGATGGTTAATCCTACATCTTTCTCAGAAAAGATGGATACAATTATAGGACTGTCTCCCTCTAGTTCTTCTGATCCTCAATATGTTTTACTAGAGCAACATTGTTATCTAGACATTGATGAACCTAATTCAGAAGAAGGTGAGTCTCTTCCTTACATTGTTACAATTGAAGAACAATCAAAAGAAGTTTTAAGTATTCGTAGAAACTATGCCAAGGATGATCCTACAAAACAAAAGAAGGTACACTTTGTACATTATCGTTTTGTTCCAGGATTTGGTTTCTATGGTTTGGGACTCATGCATTTCCTTGGTAATCTGACTATGAGTGCTACTGCTGCAATGCGAGCATTGATAGATGCAGGTCAATTTGCGAATCTTCCAGGTGGCTTTAAGGCTAAAGGTGTGCGTATGGTAGGCAACAATGAGCCTATAGCCCCAGGAGAGTTCAAGGAGGTTGAAGCAACTGGTATTGATTTGAACAAGGCAATTATATCTCTCCCTTACAAAGAGCCTTCCTCGACGCTCTACCAAATGCTTCAGTTTGTAACTGCTGCTGGTCAGAAGTTTGCAGACAGCACTGAACAGATTGTTTCAGATGCTGCCTCCTATGGACCTGTAGGAACTACAATGGCATTGTTAGAAGCATCCAGTAAGTTCTTCACAGCTATTCATAAAAGATTACATAAGTCTCAAAGAGATGAATTTAAAATCTTAGCAAGTATTGATAAAGATTATCTACCACAGGAATATCCTTATGAGGTTCCTTTGGCAGAGAGAAACATATATCAAAAAGACTTTGATGGTAAGGTTGATGTTATTCCTGTAAGCGATCCTAACATTCCTTCTAATGCTCACAGAATGATGTTGGCTAACATGGCGTTGCAGATGGCACAGCAGTCTCCTCCAGGTATGTTCAACACAGAAGCCTTGAATAGAACTATTCTTAGTGCAGCTAATATGCCTAACCTAGATGAGATACTTCCTCCCAAACCAGAACCTAAAGCACTTGATCCTGTTTCAGATATCATGGCATCTGTTAAAGGTATCCCTATTGCTGCATTCCCAGGACAAAACCATGATGCTCACATTCAAGTAAAGATGGCTTATCTACAAGACCCCATGAATGGAGCCAATCCTATCATGCAAAGAGTACAGCCTGTTCTTCAAGCTAACATACAAGAACATTCTGTTTTAAAATATCAAGAACAAGTCAATGGCATGGCTAAACAAGAACTAGAGACTGTTGCTCCAGAGTCTGCGCAGAAACCAGAAGTTATTGAACTGGCCTTAATGGAAGCTGCCAAGCAAGTACAGAATGCTAATCAAGCAATGGGTATGGTACAATCTCCAGAACAACAAATGGTTGCTCTTGAACAAGCCAAGGTTGAACTAGAGAAGCAGAAGATGCAAATGGACCTTGCTGTTAATAATGCAGAAGTTGCTCTAGAAAATAAAAAGCTTGATCTTGAAGAAAATAAACAAATGATGGAAGCTACCAAGTCTGGAATTA